GGGGGGTTGGGATACCCAAGGAAGGTGCCCCTAGGAGCTCCTCAGAGGCCGCTGACGGGACGTTTTCACTAGGACCCTCACTACCCCCTAGGGTCTCCTGATTACCACCTGATTCTGCGATAATTGTATCGAGGATTGGACCAACATTACTGTCTGCAGAGATAGCAGCAGCTACATCAGCTTGGCTTTTAAGAGCATCTGCCCTGTCCTTCTCTGCCGCGGCAACAATCTTATCCATCTCAGCTCTGATCTTCTCCATCTCAGCTTCTTGCTGTTGCTGGGCTGCATCTGACTCGCCTGTGTTACCAGCAACCTTCTTAGCAATCTTGTTTTTACGAGAGAGTGATGACATAAGAATCATCTCATCATCGGGTATCTCAATACCATACTTACGCATCTCAATAGCTTGTGCAAACTGAGAGTTCTGGAAGGTGACTTGAGTTGGGACATCTGATATAACAATATCGTATGTACCTGTGGTGAGGTCGTTGATTACTTCACCTGCGTCATCCTCTTGGTTAATAGGAACCTCTTCCTGGACCTCCTCGCCCTTCTCATCCACATTAGTGATTAGGAAAGTTCGTTCTTCAGTGTAATACTGTTGAATCAGCTTCAAGAGCCTCTCCGCAAGAAGGTGACGTGTCTTAAAGAGGTTATCGAGGGGAGTGGCTAACTGAACAGCAGCTTGCTGTACCCTTGATTGAATAGCAGTCCCACTTACCTCTGGACCACCTCCACCTTGGAAGGTGTCAGATACACCAGATATGACCTTGATCATATCAATACCAGTGAGCATCATATCCTTAAGGCCCGATGGAATCTGATTAGGCTCAATCTTCTTAGGCTCCCCCCTACCAGTCTTGTACTCAAGGACTAGGCCAGTATCAGCACCTCTATCCTCAAGATCTTCTGTATCCATGTTTGTGAGGGAATTTTGTTCTACAGTCCAACCTGAGTTAGCTGTAGTATTGATTATGTGGAGGATCTGTGAGAAGACCTTGTTGACCATCTCCTGTGTCTTAATAAGGTTATCCACCATACCAACAGTAACCCCCCTTCTGAAATAAGGGAAGAATGGGACTACTGTGAAGAAGTCATAGGGACTCCACTCATCATGAAGGATACAGTCCTGTGTAGTAACTGTCCATCTAATACGTTTAACAGTCTTCTTAATAACCTCATAGCCGCTCTCTCTCGCCAGCTTATTAGCCTCTTTCTCCTTCATATCATCTGGGACGGGGAAGAGGTCACCTGACTCCAGATCAAACCAGAAGAACCTATTCTGGAGTTTATACCATTGACGTTCTAAGACCTTAACGTGCTGAACACCCGAGCGTGTAGAGTAGTAGCCTGAGTGTGTATCAGCACCAGAGAATTTGTTCCTCTCCTCTTCATACCCACTCTCTCCAAAATCACCCTCCTCAGGGGAAGTCTTAAGGACTTTCTTATACTGAGCCTCTCCATAGAGGATCTTGATATCATCAATAGGTAGCCACTTAGATGTCGTTACATCCGCCCAGTCTTTAGGATCATAAGACTTGGCATCTGGGTCAGGGATAACATCAAGGGGGTCCAGTGCTGTAATCTCAATATCCCCATACATGTTATCATCAAATCCCATTCTAATATCGAAGTAACCCCTTTGCTGGATAAGACCATCAGCGAATACCTGAGACTCTGTCCAAGGGAACTTATTCTGATCTACAATGAACATAGTGAGCTGTGTGATGATATCAGCCTTGTCTTGATCATTGGACTCTCTAGGCTTAAATGCGATATCCATCCTAGATTGGGTTTGATAACCAAGGACAGTATTCACTGTGGAGAAGATGATGTTCTCTTCAAGCCAAGGCTTACCAGCCGCCTCCAGTTCCTTCTTGACATCCTCATCCCATTGCATACCAGCTCCGAGGTAGAAGCGTTCATTCAGCTTTGCAGCTGCCTGGAACTTCCTATGACCGCGCTCAAGGCCATCATTATAGCGGTCCCACTGGGCTCTAACTAGTTTAAGGTCTTGTGTCGTTTTAGATGTTGCTACCATTGTGAATTATCCTTCATGTTATTATTAAACGACCATCCAACTCTTAGTGGACATACGCTTGAATCTTTTTAGTCTACTGGCTGTGACACTCTTCCCATTCTTAGGCATAGTCATGCCAACAGCTAGATATCTAAAGGCATCAGCTGGATGAGAGCTCCAGTCATGGACAGGCTGGTTCTTAAACTCTTGGGACTTATCATCCCACTGTCGATGGTAGTTCTGAAGGGCCTTGATGCCTTCCTTACACTTCCTAAAGTCAAACCAGCACCTCGGGAGAGTTATCCTCGCAGCATTGATACCATCCTCGATACCAATCTTAGGTACGATATTTAACTCAGTCCCCTCAAAGAGGCCCTCAGCTACTTCATAACGGGTCTTACCTGTACCGAACTCTGTATTCCCCATATCATGTGGGAAGTTATGGGACTTGTATGTGTAGGGAAGGTTCTGGAGGTATTTAGCATAATGATCAAGACCTACGCTATTCATTTGGTAGAAGTCGATAATATGTATCTCTTTATTAATCGTCTGTGTGAACCAGATAGCTGTAGAGTCACCAACACCAATATCCCACCATGTCTCTACTGGAACTGCTGGGTCCCAAGGGACATTCTGCATCCTACCATCTTCCTCAACCTCATTCATATATTTGAGGTAGTAGAAACCTTGACTGTTTGCATTGAATGAGCACATGAATTCCTGCTCAGCCATCTCCTCACTCATACCCGCAGCGATCTCTGAGTCGATAACAGCTTGAGGTACATACCTCTTACCGTTCTCATCTACAGAGTCCTCCACAGTAATCAATTGTGTAAACCACTCTTCATTATTCCTAGCCATTTCATATAACTGGAAGAAGTGATTCTTACCGAAGGGTGTTGAGTTGAATACCGCCCAACCTCCATTCTCTGCTAGGATAGGACGTACAATCTCCCAAGCCATTGGGTTTTGGAATGCAAACTCAGAGAATACACAACCCACTGGATTAGATCCACGAACCTTATCATAGTTGTCTGTTCCAATGATCTGAAGGATACTCCCATTGACGAGAGTGATTTGCATGTCTTGCTTAGTCTCCTTAGCAATAAGCTCCTCTGGGATGTGATCACGGAACTTCATCCCTGACCCATCAATACCATCCCAGATAACCCTACGACCCTGTGAGAACTCAGGGAAGAAGTAATAGTATACACCTACCCTCTCAAATGCCTTCTTGATGATAAGATTGAAAAGGCACTTGTCCTTCCCCGCTCGTCTATGGTAAACAGCTATAGCCCTCTTACAACCTCCATCCAAGGCTTCAAACAGTCTTAACTGATATGGCCTCGGTTGGAACTTGTAAGGTATTGTTATTGACTCACTCATCCATTACTCACATCGGAACTCAGCAGTACCCTCACCGGCTCCACCCCAATTTCTTCCATAGAGGTTAGTTCCAGTGTTATTACTAAAGTTGTCCTGTGTAACAACTGCCCCTCTCAATAGGAGATAGCCTGTGTCAGTGGACGTAGGTAACGTATCCGACCTGTACACCTCACCCTCTACTTGGGAAGTGCATTGAACAAAAAAGTCACCGGAGACCTCCATTAGTAGTTTCCACTCATCCTGTACTGTTTCAATCGTTGCCATTCTTATCTACGCCTCTTATTAAATTAATTTGATACCAGCTCGCAACCAATCTGCTGCTTGCTGGAATGTGATTGTTTCTGAGTATTCTGGCAATGCTGGGAACAATTCCCTCACTGCTAAATAGTCCGTTTCAAACCCTGCCCTATTATCCTCATCATATTGCTTTTGCCAAAGTTTCCAAATTGGGTGGTTTGAGAGTGTAATAATTTCTTGGTATTCACCTAAGATTGCCCAGTTTCTATCCTCTTTCACTAACTCTTTACCTACGGCTAACACCAATGCTACACCCGTTAGCTTTTCGCCTTCCTCGTCCACCTGCTCACCAATTATGAATGGGTTTAGGCAGTCATCTAAGGAGCTTGGGATAATATAATTAGTCTTGTCTGGCTTCCCTGCTTGTGGGAATAATTGAAGCAATCTCCATAATTCAGAATCCTCTACCTCAGCAAACTCTGCTGAGTATATTGAACATAATTTAGTCATTGTCGTACCCCTTGTATACAGCTCTCATACTTAAATTTTCCAGCTTCGCCTTTATATCCCCGCCACCACCAAAAGTCTCTAGGGCAATATAACCATTTGAGTCGGCTGGTGAATCTCGTGTGTGCCTTCCTTTTC